CCAGCGTTTTGCGTTGAACGTGGACAAGGTCTGGCAAGGCCAGTTCTATCTGGCTCCGCATATACGCCAAATCTGATGTTTGCAATAAACTTTTAGTCATCAGTATATCTTCCGTATTGGCCTGTCCCTGAGTCCAAGATATTGAGGCCTGTTACTTCATCGCTGTCGGTGTAGACAGAGTAGCCATCCTTTCTTCTTGGCATAATGGTAGTTGTACTTCGGGCTTGCCTTCGGAGTCGTTTTGCTTGCTCTGCGTATACCTTGGTCACATTAGCCTTCTGGAAATTGGCGCCATCAGCGCTAAAACTAAAATCTCGAGCAAAGCGAACTGCCAGAGTTTCGCAAGCTCTGGCAGATGCGCCTAAAATGCTATTACCTTCTTGGCTAAGAAAATCGTCTAGTTCAGCATCCTGAAACAGAACCCTTTCAGAGTCAGTATCTCCTATCTCTAAACGAACTCTATCCCGATCCGCTGTACTTCCGGCTGTGTAGCTAAAAGCCATTATACCCTCACAAAAGCCGATATAGTCACGGCATCAGTAAGGGCATCACATCCGGCTAGCTCCACAAGTAAATTGCCGTGGACTAGCGCCGGAATATATGCCCCTGTTATCGCTGATGCGCTTGCGTCATCTAGTTGATGCGTTGGGTAAAACCAAGCATCCGTTGCTGAGTTAGTTACTGTTAGTAGTGTAAGAGCAACAGGGTCTCCGGGGCTTGATATCGTTGTATCTGTACTTGCGGGAGCGTCGGCATGAAAGTTGATATAGAGCGCCAGTAGTTCACAATACGGAAGCGCCGTAACCAACGATCCTGTAGCAGAGCCGTCACTCCCTGTCGTTGAAACCTTGATCGTGTGTTTCTCTATTGCCATTAGCGACCACTTGCATATACGATTAAGACTTCTGCTGTATCATTGGCGTTAGCCTGAGCAATCGTCACCTTAACGTAATCACTGATACAAACCTTTTCGTATACCTCGTTAGAGCCGTCATAAGTAACATCCGCTCCGCTCTCATCGTCTACTTTGTGACGCACATGGAACCATCCATCGCTGTTCGCATTTGTTAGAGTCAAAAGAGTTAGCGCCGGACCATTATCTCCGGTGGTTGCTACTGTCACATCTGTGCTGGCTG